TCTCGCTGAATTTAGTCCAAGCATTACCTTCTTCTTCAACTTCTTTACCATCATTTTTTAATGCTGCATCTACTTGTTTCAATTCATTTTGCAATCTAGCTAATTGTGCTACTGCATTATTAACTTTAGTTCCTGCACTCATAGTAGAATTAGAAAATTCTCCTGTTTCTGCTTTACTCTTTGCATATGCTTCTTGTAGAGCTTTAACTTTTTGTTGTTGTAATTCTAAAGCTTTATTTAAGTATTCAGATTTGTTGTTTAGTTGTTGTGAAGTATCTCCAAATCCTTTTAATCCCTCTGCACTTGCCTTAAATTCACTTTGTAATAAACTCATGGCTTTATTAATTTTACTTATGCCACCAGTAAATGCTTCATCAGTAATACCTACTTTGACCGTCATTCCTTGGATTTCATCAGCCATATTTACTCCCCCCTTTCCTTAAAATTTTAAATAAAATAGACTAAAGAAATTAATCCCTAGTTTAAAAGAAAACATCATCTATATATCCTGTTTCATTGTTTTCATTTTCTATTCCTTCAACTTTTTTATGTACAGCGAATAAACTATTAAGTTTTAGAGGAGTACATTTCCAGAAATTTTCTTCTTTCATTTTTAAAATTACAGTTGCTAAATACAATAGCCACGCCCAATCCCAACTATCATCAGAATCAGACGTTACTGTTCCCCCAAATCTTTTTCCTTTGTTTCTTCTCCAAAATCATTTTGCATTGCTTTACCCATCTTACTAGTTATTTCACTCATAAAGTTTTGGTCTAGCAATTTCCCAACTTGTCTAATTGTCAAATTTTCATTCCCATCTTCTTGTTTCATAATTGCATACATTAGATTTGTGATTGCTTTTATTTTTGCTTTTTGCAATTCTGCTAGTGCTGTATTTACATCTCCATAAATCTCTTCTAGTTCTCCCATGACTCCAAAATTAAAAGATACTGTATAATCTCTCCCTGCTACTTTTACAACCTGTTCTTTTTTATTAGATTTCAATTGTTTTGCTGTTATTTTTTTATTTACCATTCATTACTAACCCCTTTCTAAATTAATAAAAATAGAGCAGAAATTTAACTCTACTCTATTTTAGTGTTTATGATGCCACTGGCATTGGTGGAACTGTAGTAAACCATGTTTCTAAATCTTCAACTTCTACATCAGGATCACTACTATCTGCCATCAATCTATATGCTTCATCAAACTCTCTACACATAAAAGTTCCCTTTAATTTTGCAGTTTGAGTTTTTATTTTATCTTCTTGTGTTGCATATTCATCACTTGAAATTTCGAATTTACCTTTGTATAAACAAACATATCTATAAGATCCATCACTCTTTTTAGACTTAAATATCATTGCTAAATAAGGTGCTATATCATTCTTAGTTTCTATTAAAATACCTTTTATAACCTTACTTCCTTGAAGAAAAGCTCTCGTTGCTGTACTTAATTGATTTAATTCAATTTCAACATCAACTTGTGCAAAACTTGTGATAACATCTTCTACATTATCATCAGAATATGTGTTTTCAGAATTAGATTTTGGAGTAATCTTCGCATTTATAGACCTCTCATATTTTTTTACTGCTTCATAAGTAGCACTTGTTTTTGTATCTGTTACTAATTTTGCAAAGCTTACGTCTTTTAAGCCAACTGGTCTTGCCATATTGCGTCTTTCCCTTCTATTACTTATTTTTTAAATTCTTTTTTATTGCTTCTTTTAATCTTTGATAAACACTAGATTGATTCCTTGAATAAGCCTGCATAATAAATGGTCTAGGTTGTCTTCTGGAATCTCCATATTCTAAATACCATGAATAATTAGCTTTTCTATCGACATCACCTATCCAAACAACTCTACCATTATCATATCTAGACCTTTTGGGTTTCGATATCTTAAGGCTTTTTCTAAGTTTTCTTGTCCTATCATTAAATGCATTTGTATTTTTCATATCTTCCAACATAGGCTGTACCGCTTCAACTAAAGATTCACCTTCAATGATTGAACCTTCTTTTCCCATATTTTCTAATCTTCTTAGTAATGTATCTATTCCTTCAACTTCAAACTCTGTACTCATTATGCCACCTCTCGGTCTATATAAAATCTAAGTGCCTTATGATAAATTAAAGTCTCTTTTTCATAAAAATCTCTACCATCAATATATCTACAATTACCTAAAGTTTTCATTGCATCTTTTATAGTTTTTTTTAGATTTTCCATGTTTTCTTTTGACCAAATATCAACTTGAACTAATTGAGTATTTGTTTCAGCTTCATCATCTGAATAATCTTCATCAGTATCAGATAATAAAATAAATGTTACATGAGTTTCATTTATATCTTTATCATACCAACCATAAAACGATTGAATATCTAATGGTGTTATGGTATTAGATAGCGTGGTGTCAATAGTCTCTATAATATCCATACTAACTCACCACCAATCCTTGCAATATTATTTCAGCTTTACTACCACCCATAGTATCTATAAATTTAAGATCAAAATTAACATCATTCCATATTATTCTAAATTCCTTAGTTTTAAAAAGCATATCCTTTAGAAGTTGACATGTCCTACATTTAAATTTCAAGCTATTTTCTAGTTTAGAATTATAAGCATCATATTTTTCTTGCCCATATAAATCTAAAATTGAACACCAACATGAATAATAATTACTCCAGACATCTGTTTGAATACCTTTTATCTTTATTACTGTTCTTTTTTGTATTGTTATTCTCTTATTTAATTCTCCACTATTCATATAATTACACCATCAGAAGAATATTGTAATTGAAGCATAATAGACTGTAATGTAAATCTAACTTTATCTGAAGTTTTAGAATCAACCATTAGTCCACGATTTTCATACCAATCTGAAATTAAAACCCTGCAATATAATTTTGCTAAAGGATTCGTGTTGTTAAATTCTTTTCCTGTAGCATTTTTTAAATAGGCTTCTGAAGAATCTATAAGTAATTGTATATCCGAATCTTCTTCTACATAGTCTACTTTCAACCATGCTTTTGCTTCATCTAATATTACTATCATTAAATCCCTCCTTACTTCATAGAAGACCTAGATATTTAAGCTTCTAGGTCTTTCAAATTATTTCATATTCTATTTACTAAGCTAATTTAGCTTTTAATACTTTAACTGCATCAACATTAGCTATTTTACCATCAAATCTAAATACACCCTTAACTTCTGTTGTATCTGTTTTCCAAGCATTCCCTCCAATATTAGATGATTCAATACTCATTTGTTTTCTATCAAACATAGTATAAAGGTCTTTTAAAGAACCTATTACAAATGGTGTAAATGTATCTGATCCTTCAACTATATTTGCTAAAAACTTCTTAGGCACTTTTACAATCTCTCTTCCTAAGAAATTAAATCCACTCTTCATAGTTGCATCTGGTTGTAAATATCCTTTACCATTTTTATCTTCTAATCCATCTAAATAATCATATCCATCTGCATTAGTGTAAATTGCTAAATTAGCATTAGAAATACTTTCTAAACCCACATTGAATATGGTTTTAAATTTCTTAATTGTTGGTGCAGTAGTTATAGATTCAACCCTGTCCTCCAATAATCCACCTGTTTTAGCTTCTGTAATAATACCTTGGGCTGATTTAACACCAGTACCATTAAATACTTGATACGCATAAGTATTTAATTCATTTTCACCTAACCATTTTGTAATAAACCCTAGCATATTCTCTGCTGAATCTTCTAAAAGTTCATTTGTCAAAGGAATAAATCCTGCATATTTACGTGCTTGATATTCTAATTCTGTAAAGGTTGGTTCATGTAGCGCTTGTATTTCTGTTCCTTCATCTAATGAAGCAAATCCGCTTGCTTCTGGAATATTATCTGCAATTGGTCTACTTCCCTTCATAGTTGATACTGGCTCTACATTTAAGTATGGTCTTATATCAAAATTCCTTGTAGCATTTTGATATTCTATAATTTTAGTGGAAATGTCTGGAGTAACTGCAACTCCACCTTTTGTTTTATCTCCTTCAACTACCATATTTTTTATTTCGTTTAATTCTTCTGTTGATGCAGTACCTTGAATTGCCTTTGCTATTATTAAACCAAGATTTTTTTCTTTATCTTTAGGATCTGTTCTTTTTGATGCTGCATCATCGTCCATTATATTTTTTATTTCTTCTTCTTCATCTGCTTCTTTTTGTATTTGAAATTCTAACTTAGCTTTCATAACCTTTATTTCATCTGCTTTGGCATTTATTTCTTCAACTTTAACACCTTCTTTTACCATTAATTCATCTGCTTGAGCCTTTAATTCTTGTAACTTTTGTCTTAGTTCTGCACTCA